TAGATACTGGATTATCCCCATTATTCCTGCTGTTTTAATTCCTGTAACGCCAATATATGAAAGTAGGTTATAGAGGTCATCACTGAGCCCCGCAATAGGTACTTCATCGATTTGGAGTCTTCTAGACACGAACCCCCCTTCATTGATTTTATATGATTGCATAGGTTCAGTGACGACTTCAACCCTTCTCTTCTTCCCTTCGGTCCACGCAACTTTGCTTGCTTTACCGGATGTAGTAGCTCTTTCAGCGGTCCGTCGCCCTAGAGCTGTATATGCTAGCTTACCGATTTTAATGCCGGAGTTTTCGAGTACTAAGCTAGCTTTCTTCGATGCCTCGGCTCTACGGTATACGAGTGATGCATTCACGAATTGTTCACCCTTAACGTAATCACGCATTAAGCTTTTCTCTATTAGATCAGCAACACTTTTCTCGTCATAGGTTGTATATTCAGCCCTGTTTATATATAAGTCAGCGGCTCTGCCAACTGAACCAAGCCATGGTCTCTGGGCACATAGGCCTGGTCCATAGGTTCCCGAATAAAGCAGCTCGAGTGGTAAGTCCTGATTTCGCTTATCGATTACAAGACTCCATTTAATAGCTAAGGTACCCAAAACTAGTTTAGTCATTACTTTAGGCTTAAACCCGCGCGAAACCTGTAAGGAGAACATATCTAAAGTGGACTTGCATGTTTCCATGACATTGTTACCTAGACCAGCTCTTTCTCTTTGCGGCAGCACCTGTAGTTTATTTGGCACCAACACCCCTCTTATAAACATGACTTTTAGAAATTCACAGATATCTCGTCCGAATCTGGTTTTAGCTGTGTTAATCACTAATCCGCATTCTGCCATCGTTAGAGTGTAACCTGCGCATAAGCACATGTAGAAACCAACTGTTGCTAGGTTTCCAGTTTCAACCTCAGATAAACCGTCGTCGCCCATGTACGATGCCTTTCGGATCCCAATACCACGAAGAGAAACTATATCAGCGTCAATAGTCTCTGGTAGCCATCCAAATACATCAATCATCTTCTCTTTAAGTGCATCAGAAGGTAATGAGGCTAACCTGGTCCAACAGTATTTTGCGCAGCCCTTGTGTACCATTGTGTTTAGTAAGGCAGTTTTCTGCTCGCCAGACAGTCTTGCATCGATCGGCCCAATAGTCACGTCACCGGGTGATGATCTACCTTCTGGCGCTCTATTCCTGTTGGGAGATTCGTCTGAGAAATAACAGTTATAAAATATGCATTTTGGAATAACTATCCTTTCTGCTAGGGTGTAACCAAGTACGTGGTTAAGAATGCTCATAGCGTTCACCTTATACAACATACCCAATATTATACATATATCAAGGATCGATATTTCGTGCGCATCATATCTGTCGAAATCAGTAGATAAAAACGCAATGCCACCAACTCCAGTCATTAAAGAGCTAGCATGATCATGGAACATCTGAGATGTTTGTGATGCGGCAGCATACCATTCTTCAGGTAGTGCGCGCATCATTAACATAGTTAGAACACCTTCAAACTTAACGTTAACACTTTGGTCAACCATTAGAACCCATCTTCTCGCCTTCGGGCCGGCAACGGCTCTTGACGTGAAGAAACCTGGTTGTTTGAGTGTCATGATGTCTGCACCTGGCCCCA